GACCAGCGCCCAAGTAGAGGGAGTTACTTCGCCTCGGCGCCGTGCTAGTGTTGGTCCGTCCCACTTAGAGTAGAGTCCTTCTTCGTCAGGTGTCTCATCATCGCCATCCCACGGAGAGTCCGACTTTGGCCAAAGCGTAACCCAATCTTTTGTTTTTTCCGCATACTGTAATACAGCAGGCATACCCATATAAGTAAAAGGTGACCTACCCCCAGACCAATGCTTCGGGTCACGGAGTTCTTTATAGAAATCAGTTGGCGCAATTCTTGTCCCTACCACTAACAACTTACCATTTTTACCCAAACGGGTAATTACTTCTTTTTGTAACCAGTTAATCTGCTTCTCGTACTCGTGAGCATTAGCAGTTGTAATACAGTCGTCCAAAATAATTAGGTCGGCACGGGCACCGTAAATTTGACCGCCCATACCGAGTGCCTGAATAGTCGGGTCTTTCTCGGATGAATTACGAGCATCGCTACCTAAATAGACGGTATCAACACGCCAGGTATCGGAATCTTCCTTCCATCCCCCCTCTGGTCCAAAAGTTGTTTGCAACTTCAACCAGCGTGGGTGGCTTAACCTTTGTTTGATTGCGTACACGAATTCCCGTGCTTTGACCAACGTCTTAGAAACTACGATGATTCTGACATTAGGATTTAGCGCAATGCGATATGTAGAGTAGTTCACCGTAATCACGGTGGACTTAGCGTGCTCAGGTGGCACGTTCACAAGAAGGCGATTTGGGTCGCCCTTCTCATAAATCATATTGTTATGAAGCCAAGATGGCTCCTGCCCCTCTAGCAAGTCAATCCAATCTTGATGATGTGGAAAAACTTTTTGGTCCAAAAACATTTCTGAAAACTCAGGAAACTTAATCTCATCCCTGGATATACCCAAAGCGGTCAATGACCGTTCTTTAGAATCTTCTTTGGCTTGGGCTAGGTCAGAGGCAAACTTAGAATCCCTCATACACCAAATACGAATGGTGTCGGGTTGCTTACCCACCTCAGCCATCGCTTTGTGGGGTGCCCAACCCTCAGAGACAAGGGCTATTACTTTAGCCTTTGCTCCCGCCATCGCTTCGGTTCTAGGGTTCTTAGTACCCTTCTGAAAAGTCACAGACCTGTCCCATCTTAAAACTATATAGACAGTTAGTAACAGATAGTAATTACAGTCTGTACGCAAAGTCCGAAAGACTTTGCTACTGTCTGTGGGCACTTTGTGCCCCTATATAGTATTAATCCGTTCAAACAGCCAAACCGAACGGTTTGTTATCAAATTGTTATATAAGTTATATTTAGAACTATACCAAACTAGGACATAATAGGACAGAAATAGGGGCATAGGCTTTGTACGGGAAAATCTTTGTTGTAGTTACCTACAATACAGACTACCAAAATTAAACAGTCTGGGGTCATAAAGACCCCTTCCTGTTAATTTAGACTGTCGTCTGTCCTGTACAGCGATGCGTGTAACAGGAGACAGTCTCCCTCGCCCATAATAATACAGATACTGGGGCTCGGGCTTATAAAAACAAAAACTAAAAGCCAAAGCATCAGTGGCTGACCGTCACTAATGCTGGACGCACCGTTCAGCATAAGGCTGTCTGCCTAGCGTGTCTGAAGCCACGCTGTGTCAGACCTAGCAGGCGTTCCACTGAACGCCGAGCCTTTGTTGCTGACTTCAACGTTGTCGGTGCCAGCCCGCGCAAGCGCTGTGGCTGGCTGTCCGACCGTGCTCCTTCTTAGCGTACCGCTTCCTGTCAAATCGCTTAACGCGATTGTCGCCCTAGACGTCTCGCCTCGGCGAGACAGGGCAAGAGTGACAGGGCGGTCCTGCTAAGGGCTGTTCCAGCCAGGGTGGCTGGCAACAGGAAGGAAGTTATGAATACTGAAAGCAATGGCATCTCAATCACAAATATGTGCTATCAATGCCAAGCCCTAACCGAACTATGTCCCGACTGCCTTGAATTGAAGGACAGTCGTGATATTGATATTGCCCATCAAATTGTTGATGACGGCAATCTTCAATACAAGTTCGTTTGGTCCCAGACCACTCCAGAAGTGAGTGGTCACGACTGGGTTAGCGCAATCACTAGATTGCCTAAACCAGCCGTACTACCAGACGGAACTCTTATCTGGGAACGATATGAGTTCACAGAAGCAGTCAGCAGTATCGCTGACAGGCTGTATGACATTGAGACAAGTCTCACTGTTACAGCCAATGAAACTATATGCGAGACTTGCCATCTTGTATATAACAAGGCTACACACTGTCCTAATTGTAACTAAATCTGACCAAGGGCTACCCCCGTCAAGGTGACGGGGGATACGCCCCCAACAAAGGAGACCGAAAGTGAACACAGTTAACTCATTTACCTTCAACAACGCATTGCTTAAGTCAATCAGAGACTATGGCAATGTAGTCAAAGGTATCGTCCAATCCCGTCAGGTAGAATACCTACCAGATGGTTCTATCCGCTCACGCTTCATCGCTAGCCGTCAGGTTACGATTCAAGACCCAAGCATCATCGCTCAGTTACGTCCGCTTATAGCAGACAATGCCGAGTTCGCAGTTAACCTATCAGGTTACCTCACAACTACAGTTCGTGAGAATGCTGGTCAAACCAAGTGGTACGACAACCAAATCGTTACCGCTCTTGAGTTAGTCAAGTAACTCTTATCAGGGGTAGTCGGGCGTTGGCTCGGCTACCCCACTTTATTTTTTTTCGTCAGCCCCAGCGGTAATCCGCAGGAAAGGAACAAGGTTCAGAATATGTATCTAGATGTAGGAACTATGATAGCCATCTGTATAGCACTAGTCGCACAGATGATAACAATTGTGTTACTAATTAAGTCAGCATATAACTGGGAGCGCCACTACAGAGATGTAGTTAGGCTGTTAAAAATAGAAAAAACACACCGATGAAGAAGACAATGTATATGACCAAGCGCTGCCCAGTCTGCTTCAAGGTAGGTTCTTTGATGGTAGAAGAATCAGAATTATTCACCTATCTACGTGGCGAATACGTAGGCAGGGCATTTCAATCCTTGACAGCACCATACAGAGAGCAGATAATTAGTGGTGTTCACCCCGAATGCTGGCAAAAAATGTGGGGAGAAGAACGAGTCAACGAACACATAGGAGACTACAGTGACACAGCAGACTGATAAGACTTACTTCAAAACCCAATGCCAAAAATGCGAAGTTCTTCTGGTAGTCCCAGAAAATTACCGCAACAATTGGGACTACTATCTATGCCAAACCTGTACCTTCGCTAAGATAGGAGCAAGTGAATGAGAACAAGAGAAGAACTAATGAAAATCAAAGAGGCTTTCGCCTTAGCGATGCTTGACCTGCTTGATGTATATGATGAACTCTTAGCCACAGGCAGAGTATATGTAGCCGATGACCTAGACAAGGAGACAGACAATGCAAAGTATGAGTGACACATTAGTAGAAGATGTACCTGTATACCAGCACACAATGTGGATAATGGCTAAGGTTAGGAAGACAGCCCCAAACTGGAACATAGATAATGCTGACTATGAAGCAGTTGAAGATGTATCTGACTGGGAAATCCTTGAGTTTGATACAGGTATATGCCACAGTAAAGAGATAGTCAGGGTAAAATGATAGATGGAATCACTCAACTTCCACACATCTCACCGCTCATCTCCTGGTTCTACCTCATTGCAATTGGATATTTCTTATACAAAGGAATTGTTAAATGAAAAAATTGTATGCCATATTATTGAGTTGGCTATTAACAGTGCCATCAGTGATATTTCCAAGTCTTTCTTGGGGAATACACGCCAAAGAAGAGAGCAACAAGGTTCGCAAAGAAACGAAGTGGACCAAATCATTAAGCAAATACTATGCGAAGGCCCTAATCTCAGCACAGTATGAAGACTGGGACAGGTCTGAATACAGAGCACTACTAAAACTTTGGGGTAAAGAATCTGCGTGGGACCACACAGCAGCCAACCCAGAGTCATCAGCATATGGGATACCACAGTTATTAAAGATGAAACCAGGAACGCCTGCGCCCGAGCAGATTGCTCGTGGCTTGGCGTATATCAAACACCGCTACGACAAACCATCAGTTGCGTGGGCGCATTGGCGCAAACATAACTGGTATTAACAAACTAACAAAGGAGACTATATGGCAAGAGGAAACAACAGGACAATCAATGTCAAGATACCCACAACAAGGGTTATCAAAGCATTAGAAAGCAGGCTTGCAGTAATCAAACTTGAATACAAGGCTCAAGATGAACTGGAAGCCAAGTACAACAAAGCATATTTAGCCTGGCAAAAAGAACTTGTTAAGTATGCTATGGATAATATAGCAAAGGCTGAAAATCTACGCACTAATTATCGTTCTTGGAACTCAACTATGAATGTTGATTTTGATTTGTCTATTAGTGGTAAAGATTTTCCAAAAGAACCTGAGCGTGCACACGAAGTTATGAATGCACATACATATAAAGATACAGTTGATGAGATTGAGAATGCACTTCGTATTCTTAAACTTACTGACGATGAGGTAGTATCTACATCTACCTACAATTCAATAGCCCAATACCTATAAGGAGACTAACGTGTTAGACCTAGACTATGATGTACTTCGCAGAGAAGTACAAGAAGAAATGCTACAACAATTAGGAACATATGAAATAAATGATACGGATACCAACATACAAATTGTAGAAGATATCCGCAAAGCAATTGATGGTATAGCAGATGGTGTAATTCCATCAGCATTACACATTGCCCAAGTAACAGTAGCAGCCAATGAGAATCTACAAATCAGAGACTTTCTAATGGGTGTACAATTAGAAAAAGATATAGATTTTGTTGGTGAATATGTACAACTACTAAGCGAAGTTGTAACTAAAGAACAAGCAGTTCCTTTAGCCACAATATTTTGTAGTTATCTGTATCAGTTATCAGAAGTAGATACAGCCAAGATTATGCTTGATGAAGTTATAAGCATCAATCCAGATTATGCTTTGGCAAAATTACTCAAGAGAGTATTTGATGCTCAATGGGAACCAAAGTTATTTCGTAATATGTCAGAACAATTACATCACAAAGTAATAGATACAATCTATGAAAGGGAGACTAATGACAGTAACAACTAGTGTGCCAACTAAAAACCTATCCAACTGGGTCAAGTCAGGCACAGCAGTAACAGCCACATCAGCACAAGATGTAGCCAGACAAGCAGGTCTTGACTGGTCAGTATCATTGCACCCAATGACAGCCGACTACAGCATACCTGGAGCAGGACAGCCACTATCAGTACCAGTAAGAAAGAAACAAGCAGTCATCAAGACAACACCTTTTGGTGAAGTCACCAACATAGGAGTAGTTGGTAATCGCTACCAAGTATTTCAAAACGGTGAGTTGTTTAGTGCGTTAGATTCCCTGATTGATTCAGGCGAAGCACGCTATGCAGCAGCAGGTGAGTATGATGGTGGAGCAAAGGTATGGATGTTACTTCAGTTACCAACAGAAGTTAACGTAGCCAATGACCCACACGCTGCATTTATCCTGGCTAGAACCAGCCACGATGGCAGCAGTTCAGTCATCATCAAGCCAATCATTGAAAGATTGTTCTGTGCCAACCAGATAAACAAACTGTATAGAAACAATAACAAGTACACCTATACACTAAAGCATACAACAAATAGTAAGTTAAACCTAGAAGAAGTCAGACATATTATGCAGATATCTTACGAGAGTATTGAAGAATATGAGACTGTTGCCAACGGTTTAATTACTAAATCAGTTAGTAGAGATAAGGCTTTGGAGTATTTCAAAAAAGTATTTCCACTACCATCTACTATTGAGAACGCACCTCACCACTTACTCAGCCAAGGTGAAAAGAATCAACTCAGCCGTGCAACTACAGCACGTAACATTGCTCGGGCTATCTATGAGAGTAGCCCTACGCAAGAGAACATCCGTGATACGGAGTTCGGTTTGTGGCAATCTATCATTGAGTATGCCGACCACGGCAGACAAGATAGTGGAACTACAACAGGAGTCAGGGCTATGTCAGGTGGCTCTGATAGCCTAAAGATTAGAGCACTAGAACTACTAACAGTATAAGGAGACTAACAATGGATTACTATATAACTACAAGTCCAGGTGGACATTATCACGATGCTTGTCTATCTAAGGGTTTTGTACAATCACATCAACATATTGTTGTTCGTTTTTCTGCGTGGAGTAAATGGTATAACGAGCAACGTTTTACAAGAACAACAGTTCAAGTTCCACCACCAGTATTTGTTGGTGATACATACAAAATAGCAGAAGATATGGCTGATGAATTAAACAAACAAAAGGAGACAGTATGACAATGTATTACACTGAGTTAAATGGTGCTGAACCAACAGTATCTATCCAAGTAAAAGATACTAAGTATACTTTTACTAATGAATCACTTACTAGATTAATAGAAGAAAAAGATAACCTGAAAACAAAACTAGAAGAAAAACAAAATCTTATTGACACCCATTGGGAAAACAAACATAAGATGCGTAAAGAAATATATGAATTCTTTAGTGCTCGTTACGAAACAGGCGATACAGAAATTACCTGTTCTAAAGAAGATGTTAACGAATTACTAGAGTCTATTGGCGCAGATATGCTTAAGACTTTGTGGACAATCAGTGGCAGAATTGAATTCACAGTTACTGATATTGAAGCAGAGTCAGAAGATGATGCATACCAGATAGTAGAAAATGGTATTGCTATAGAACTAGATGGTGATACAGTTGGCGACTGGTCACTAGACATTACTAGTACTGACGAACAATAGTTTTTGGTAGACAACCACACAGGCGTCTAGATTCCATCTGGGCGCATAGGAGATTGTGTGATTGTCAAAACCACGCCGATGCGAATGGTGTCATATCTCCTTCCGTCTGATACCATTCACTCAAGAAGACGGGCTGGTTTATGATTAGTCTCCTTTATCAGCCCGTCTCTCTAACAAGGAGACAAGGACCCAATGGCACGTACTGAAATAGACCGTGATAGATATGGAAGACCACTGGTCAAGCCACCTAAAGGTGGTACGCCAATTGCTTACACTAGGGCTACAACAATAGCCAACAGTCTTGATGACCCATCAGCATTGACCGCTTGGAAGATGCGTATGGCAGCAATAGGTTTAACAATACGCAGTGATTTATTATTAGCAATTAACGCATCGCAAGATGATAAGATGGCTATTAACAAGTATATAGAAGATGCTATGGAAGTAGCAGGTGCTAGTCGTGCAGCGACTATCGGCACAGCACTTCACGCATTTACAGAAAAACTAGATTTGGGACAGGAACTTGGACCTATTCCAGACGAGTGGGCAGGAGACATCCGAGCCTATGAAGAAACAACAAAGCAACTAAATAAAATCTTTATAGAACAATTCTGTGTGCTAGATAAATTCAAGATTGCTGGCACACCAGACAGACTTGTTGAATATAAAGGTGAAAGATTCATTGCAGATATAAAGACAGGTCGTATAGACCATCCAAATAATATAGCAATCCAGTTAGCAATTTATGCTAACGGGTTG